TGATCCAGCTGATCGTGTAGAAACGTGAATCCTCACCAAGATTACCACCTTGCTTCTCTACTTGCAACGTTTCCCCACCTTCACGATGAAACGTCGGATTAGGGCCGTGCTTAATCAGAACTGGATCCACGTTCCCTCCATTCATCGTATGGCACTAAACTACCCCAACGTTCCCCCACAGTAAAATCAACTGTGAGCGGGATTTCGTCAGCAAAAGGGACCGCCTCTTCAAATACCTTCCTTATTGTTTTTATTATATAGGAAACCTTATTTGGACACACGTTAAGCAAAACAGAGTCATGGACTGTTAAGATGATCTCGGCATCGTTAGGATCCAAGAGCTCTTCAAGGCGGATCAGCCCTGCGAGGCAGATATCACTTGCCATACTTTGTATTGGCATGTTACTAGCTTTACGTTCGATGTCCCCACGATGCTCTGACAAGATTGCCGGAAAGCGTCTCTTACGCCCAAAAGCACTCCTTACATACCCAAGACGTAATGCTTGTCGTTGCATCTTTCGAATCCATTTCCATAGCCCGTTAAACTGTTTGAAGTAGGCATTGATAAACCTTTGAGCCTCTTGTGGGCTACAATGTAGGATCGACAAAGCCAAGGAGTTAGCACCACGACCATATAGGATACCGAAGGCAACGTGCTTAGCATGGTAGCGTTGCTCCTTGGTCACTTCTCCCACAGGTACATGGTACATCTCAGCAGCAGCCAGTACATGTGCATCACCTTTAGACTTATAGATGGCTTGCAACTTACTGTCTTGGCTATACCAGGCGGCTATTTTCAATTCTAGTTGGGCGTAGTCAACCTCTAAGAGAACCTTTCCAGGTGGCGCAATGAAGGCGTCTCGAATAATTGATCCTGTTACGACGGGCATATTTTGTAGGTTTGGGGCTCGCATCGAGAGACGGCCAGTTACGGTAGCATGGAGAAGGAAGTGGCCATGGATACGTTCATCATCCTTTACAAATCCTAAGAGCCCTATTATGAATGTAGAGAGCAGTTTGTACTTTAACTTGTACTCCATAAGGAGGTCAACAACTGGGTGATCTATGTTCTCCAAAGCCAGCTTATCGACTCGTCGGTCATCCGTAGGAATCTCCAGTATGTCGTACAAGAGCCGTTGAACCTGCTGGCGTGAATTGGGGTTAAAAGCTCCTGTTCCCGCTTCTTGGGCCAATTGATCATGAAGACTCGTAAGCTCGAGGACCAGTTCATCACCTTTGCGTCTGAGGTAATCTTGATCAATACGGGCACCTCGCATTTCAATTTGGGCTAGAGTACGAGCAGCCGGGATCAGGATTGTATTATGAATGTGGGTTACTTCCTCCTCATCCATTTCCTCCAGGAGAGGCTCAACGAGACTCCAAGTAAAGTGACAATCATAAGCTAAGTATTCATACAGTATCTCAGGTGCATACTTGGCTAGGTTGGACATGTCCATATCTACAGACCAGTTAGGAATATGGAAGTATTCCATTGCTACAGCCTTGAGTGAATGTCCCCAAGGCCTTTCATCCAGACAGTAGGACATTAACATCGTATCATATTTTGGCTTGCACTTGATGCCATATTGTATCTCGAGGAACTTACAATCGAACTGGTAGACATTATGCCCAACCCAGTTGAGGTCTTCATCCTCGAGAAGCTCCTTAATGTGAGGAATCATAGGTGCAGTTACGATCCAAATGTCATGAGGATTTGCAGCAATACCTAAGCAAATGACTTCATCGTCCTGCGCGTCTAAGCCTGTCGTTTCTATGTCGATTGTGTGCAAACTAGAATTGAGGATATCTATGCAGTCGTAAAGATTTGCCACATCCAACTCATCTTCCACCAACGCATACTTTACATCAGGTAGCTGGTTCCTAGGCCCAGGAGGCCCGATTTTCAGTTGAGCGAGATCTTCCACGAGTAGTGACAACAAAGATGGGTCTCGAACGACCTGCAAGGGATGTATGGTCCCGAGGGTCCAAGTTTCATAATTCGTATCCCATTGCCACCCATGGCGTTCATCAAAGAGGATAACACCTCGGGGATGCTGGTGTGTAACCTCGTGCACATGATTGGTATGGCAACAAGCGGTGGCGCACCTAATGGTCTCATCGTCATACGCTTTCTCTGGGTAACAAGGGACCTTAGTTGTCACATATAAAGTATCGGGGGACACCCCAACAGACTTTAGAGCCTCACGAAGGATGTCTCCAGGTTTCCCCACGAAGAGCATTTGATGCGCAGCTTCATAATACGTGGGGAAACTACCCACGATGGCGTAGCCGTACTTTACGCCTCGGCCAACTACTTTAGGGCGTCCTTTAAGAGGGCATGTATCACAAGTAGGCAAGGCTACCGCTGGCAGTCGCTTCGAACAAGTGAACGTTCTGTTTAAGGACATCGGGTTCGAAATCCTTTTCTTGGAGGTCAAAGTAGTTATCTGGGCGAGGTCTAACTGGACCTTGATCGAGCAACATTGGGTTGCGCTTCAAGGAGTAATAAAAGGGCTTAGCTGAATCGATGCCTCTAATCCAGTGGGGGAAGTCTCGGGCGTAGCAGTTCAGTTTATAGAGGTCTCCGTCCCAACCGAGTAAATGGATCTCTGGTTGATAGAACTTATCACCACCAATATACTTTATAACTTCTCTGATAAGGACGCCCCTACCCATCATCTTTTCATAGACGACAGGGATCCCAATAGTATCGGGTTTCATTGCATTGATTAAGGCATCCATACACCTTAGCCACTCTGTAAGGTTTTTGCCTTGAGGAGCTACCATGAGATTCATAGGATGGTCAATGAAGACCCACTCGTGCCTAAAATTGCGGATTAGTTTATGGCCTTCACAAGCGGTGAGAATGGTCTCTTTCGAATCCAAGAGGACGTCTGGGAGGACGATCTCTTGCGGGAATACTTTCGAGGCAACTTCTAAGACAAGTTCAAATGGAACACTGCGACCACACTCGTAGGCCCCATTATCAAGAATGACGTAGTTGTCATACGCCACGGCGCGCCCTTGGTAATAAGCCAGTTGCTGCGCATCACTATGCAGGATGTGGGCAAGACACAGATGATAACGTGTTGAGAACTCACGGAGGAGCTCGGTTGGGGGAATAGGAGCGACTTTCATTCGTCTTTGAACGCGTCGCCGAAAAGATCCACAAACTGATAGATCTTCGCATCTGCTAGTTCTTCCACCCGATCACGTTGTAAATCCTTACGAGATTTACGGAAGAGCCTATCGCCATACTGGTCGGCGCCATCCATGAATCTTATGATGAGTATAGCGCGAAACTTAGCGTTCGACACTATAGCAGGGTCGGGCGACTCTATAGCACTTACAAAAGGGAGAAACCATTCAAGCTGTTCCTCTTTAGAAATCATCTCACCTCCTAAGGGTAAGCCGGGGCTGGTAGGTTGCAATGGATCCTACGAACCTACCAGCCCCTATATGAGTCAGTCCGCGCCGTGCACGCTGATCAACTTGGACTGACTCGGGAAATAGAGTTGGATGTGAGGTGCCACCTACTACATCCTAGAGATCCGGTGGGATTCGAACCCACAGACCAAGACAGCATCTCTGTACTCTATTTCCACACTAGTGGGGCCGGTTGGGAATCGAACCCACGAGTTACCAACTCGACCAGCCCACATCTTAGATCACCTAAAGGATTTCTTGCCCTTAGGGGCAGCCTTCTTGAGGGTAGTCTCATCCTCAGTACGGATAAAGTTAGTCACACGGTTGCGAACTACCCCCTCGTATGACTCTTGCTTGACGGCAATGTTTGCCGTCGCACCCTCGTACTCATCAGGATCGAACTCGAACTCGCCCCCAAGCTCTTCCTCAGAGACGCCAACAGCCAGGAGGAACTCCTTGACCTTGAACGCAGCCTTAGGGCTCATGCTCAGGTTTGTCCAGAGCTTCCGATTCTCGAAGTCACCCTCAGCCACCGTCATCTCAACGATGATATAGGGGTAACCACTAGGACCATCTTCCTCACTCTGCTTGAGCGAGGACACAACGATCGGGTAGGCTCCTGCAGGGATTGGATCAAAGCCTTCTCCCACGTCAGACATGTCAATCTTGAACGGGCTCATTTGGTACCTCCATCAAGTAGGTTAAGAACCTTGGGCAGGGTAGGATTGTCTACAGAATCACCGAGACGGCCACCTTCATCACGGGCCTTAGCCATGAAACGACCCGTAGGTTGAACAAGAAGCGAGCGGATGGTGATCGGTTCGCCATCCTCATCAGCGTCATCCATGACACCAAGATAAGCAACAATATCCACAAGCCCCGGAACCTCATAGACAAGCTTCCCAGTCAAGTTAGGGACGGCTTGCATACGCTTGGTCTGAGGGTTCTCCTTCTCATTGGCTTGTGCTGTAAAGATGGTGTTCATATCGAGGTCCCTGAAGAAGCGGATGAGTTTCCTCATTTGTGTACTGCTTCGAAGGTAGTCCTGACGCTCGGGCACATCAGGATCGTGACCCCTATCACTTTTCACTGCAACCGCAACAACCTCTGAGAGGATCAAGTAATTGAGCTCTGAGAGGGAGTCGATCACGATTGTACGATAAGGGTTATCAGGAGAATGTACAACCTCATAAAGAGTGTCGAAATCCTCCCAATGCTTAATTCGTACCACTACGATCTTGTCCAAACTTGGTACAAAGTCTGCAAACTCTTCAAGAGGGACAAGGACCGTTTTAGAACGAATGGATCTAGTGCCGCCTTCAAAGTCAGCAATCACCATCGGCATCAAGCGCTTGTCTCCGACAGCAGTACCGGCAAGATAAGTCTTACCATGCCCTGATGGAGCGTAGACCAGCATCTTGAGCGGATCAGTGACTGTCACAGGCTGACTTTTCACAACGGCCACTTTAGATGCAACAGTTGTCATATCTGACGTCTCCCTCCTTCTGCGTGCTCATAGAGGCTATCAATAAGGCTTTGAAGATCTCCACCTGTTGTCTCACAGAGACACAGGTCTCGATATTGGCAGTCCCACGAACAGTCTCGAGTTGGTGATGGATACAAGGGGGTATTCTTAGAAGACATTGCCCTTGCTTCGGGGATCAAGTTCTGTGCGAAGTGCTCAAGTTCATATTTGGTTCTAGCAACTGCTTCCCGACGATAAAAGCCATCAGGCTTGTTCTTGAGGAACTCAAGGATGTCTGCGTAGTCGACTGGGTTGAGATGATTGTTCTTGATAGCTTGGAGGTAGATTTTATAAGTGGTATCAACGTTCTTCTTCTTCGATAGGCCTCCATTCACTAGGGGTTCGGGCTGTGCGGGAATTTTCTTGCGGAGCTCGTTGTACAAGGCTCCACCTGGAATCTCCCCGTGAACTTGCCAAACTAGCCACAAGTAGGCTGTCATCTGATCATCCATCTCAAGGACTGAGATGTCGACGTACTGAGCAGCGGTCTTATGATCCATCGGCCACAAAGCACTCTTAGGACCTCGACGCGTCAGGACGTCAATCTTCCCACCGAGCTTTACTTTGGTGGCAGGCACACGTACTTCTAGGTTTTCCTCCACACCGACAACTTTGAAGTCGTCATGCTCTTGTGCAAAGGGTACGTATCCTGTTAGCATTGAAGCCATAAGATCGGTGGTGTCGTTGAACTTAGCACGTTCCTCAGGCCACATCTCTTCAAGGTGTAGCTCAGGGAGCTTCATGTCCAACCACGCTTGAGTAGCTACCCAAGGGTCAGTCTTGTCACGGTAGTACTGTTCTAGACCGTAATGTACCCCTGTACCAAGCCAGAGAGCTCCTCGAGGTTCTGCTACGGGGACGAGCTCCATCAAGCTCTGGTACTTCCATTTCCGACGGCAACGCTTAAAGGCTGCGCGTTCGGTAACACGAATCGTTTGCATCAAGTTCTCCTAGAATTGTGATGCATTACATTACTATATTATTATATAGCAAACCAAAAGAGAACACAACGTAGTGCCTAAAGATGGCTTGTAGGCTTCTTAGTTAGATTCATGTTCTTCAAGCCGATATAAGTTACTCCGTGATAGAAGGCGTCTCTCGCATGTAACTGTCTCGTAAACCATTTACGAGCCTCTATTAGATCGGGCCATACCTTTGCACCCGTTATATTTCCTGGGGATTGCCCTTTACACTTTTGACCACCTAGATGACACCACAACTTTATTGCACCAATGACCTGGAGGCCTATGGGATCAAATCCTAGGTGGAGGACTTGAATCTGTTCATAGACCACTGTATCCTCTACCTGTATTAACTCGGCGACTGCTTCAAGGCGTTCAACTGGAAATTGTCCAAATTGCATAACTTCCCAAAAATGATCTCCAGGGACCTGTTGGAATCTACACCAACCAGTTGTCCCGCCGGGATCAAATGCAATAAGGGAATTCATTTGATCAGTGTAAGGAACTCTTCGCGGGCAGGACCGTTATCTATAAATACACCTCGAATAGCTGACGTAGTTGTAGTTGATCCTGACTTCCTGATGCCTCGCATAGTCATACACATGTGTTCACATTGATCAAGGACAACAATAACACCCTTAGGAAGTAAGGCGCTCATAACCGCCTCTGCGATCTCGTTAGTCAGTCGTTCTTGGATGCTGAGCTTTTTGGAAGCCATCTCAACCACACGGGCCAGTTTAGAAAGACCAACAACCTGCCCATCTGGAACATAACCAACATGAGCCTTACCGGAGTAGGGTACCATATGATGTTCACAGAGACTGTGGAAGGAGATATCCTTGACAATGACCATTTGGTCATGAGGCTCCTTAAACGTGGCAGTGAGTAGAGTTTCAAGATCAACGCCAAGGCCTACGGTTAGTTCATTGAGGTACATACGAGCGACACGGTTAGGGGTATCTCGAAGGCCTTCCCTATCGGGGTCCTCACCAATAGCGTATAGTATGTTACGTATTGAGCACTCGATGATCTCGCGCCTGGTATCGTACGAGGGTAGCACGTCGTTAGCAACTCGGTTGGTACAGTAGAGGGCACCATCGTATGCATCCCCCATTATCGGACCTCCAGGAGCTTATGCAATTGCAAGTTGATACGAACAAGTGGGTGCTTAGGAATAAGCTCCTCTACTATCCAAGCGGCTGTATCCAGATCGTTGTCCTGGGGCTGAACCCAAAGACGTGGACATATGCGTAGCCACTCGTCGAATCTGTGATGATACGTATCGTACCACTCTGCGGTTCGTGTGTTAGGGATAACAATCTTAAGCTCACTGATTGATCCGTCAGTAATCTTGTAATGGGGCGGTTTGGGACTGACAGTCCACCAAAGCTTTCCTCCATGAGGAAGGACCCGCTTAATTGTCCCGTTGGTCTCAAAGCAGACCACCTTCTCTTGACTTTCCCATAAACGAGTTTTATCAAGCCAGTACTTTAAGTCATCCTTCTGTAGGAGGGGTTCTCCTCCAGTAAAGACTACAATGGACATCTTACTCTTGAGGACCTCTTCTTCAACCCTATCGGATGTCCATAGTATCGGGGTCTCGCTAATCAATTCTGATGCTGACCACGAGTACTTAGTATCACACCATTGGGCGCACTCGAGACCTTCTTTGATGGCATTACAGCCTCGTAGCCTGATAAACAGGGCACCAGTACCACTAAGGGTACCCTCACCCTGAACGCTTTCAAAGACCTCTTCAATCCTAAGAGCCATGTTCTCTCCGACTTTTTACGAGACATTTACTCTCAGGCGACTCAAAGACCTCAATAGCATACAGGTATGTAGGGTATAGTTGCTTCAAGGACCGAAAGAGTTGGAGGGCAATCTTCTCAGCCGAAGGGAGATCAAAGTAGTTATTCAGGTATGTATGATCGTACTTCTCCACGAGTTTATTTAGATCCCTTTTAACATCCTTAAAGTCTAGTGCGATGCCGGCAGCGTCAAGTTCCTCTTCATAGAAGGGACCAAACTCCGCTTTAACAACCCAGCGATGACCATGCATGTTAGCACACTTACCCTCATAGTTAACTAGGTTATGAGCAGCATCAAAGTGTGCCTCTGTTCTAAGGTAGATCTCTTCTTCACTCATTGGGAAGCTCATCTGCATAGAGG